GTGGATTGCTTGGCCACGATGTTCGTCGGTGTCAAGGCTTCGCCAGCCGATGATGGACGCACGATCCATTCACCGCCTACCGTGCCGATCAGCAAACCCTTTTCATCTTCCACCAGCCAACGGATCACGTTTATCTGAAGCGAATTCAGGGTAAAGGAAACGGCATGATCATCCAGCACCGTGCCATCCGGATCGTTGGGTGACATATTGACGTAATCGGCGGAACGGGATCCATCGACCCGCTGCGGATAATTAGTAACCCCGCCGAAGAACAAACGATTCTCAAAGAACGTGACGCAGCTTGGATACCCGGTTGTGTCGGACCAAACTCCAAGCCGCCATTCATCGGAACTGATATTTCCCACGCCGACAAACTGCACCCGGATTTCATCACCTTGCGAGGGCGCGGCCGTGAAAGTAATCAAGCCTGGGCCTTGTGTGATCGTGTACGTGGAAGGTGCAACCGCAACGCCATTCACTTTCACAACGTAGTCCGCTTCCGTCGTTGTCGGTACGTAGTCAAGCGGATACGCCGTCTGGCTATCAATGCCGTAAAACACGGCAGCATTCGGATCGAAGACAACGCCGCTACCCAAGGCGGATCCGAATAAATTCGAACTGGTGAGGGTGAATGGTCGCTTTGGCTTATTCACCAAAGGATTAGTGAACTCACCTTCGATGATATCCACCGTGATCGACGTAGTGCTGGCCACGGCGGTAATACGCGCCCAAGCCCAACCCTTGCCACCGCGCATGCGTAACAGACGCCCAACGTCGGTGCTTTGGAAGCCGGTATCATCATTGATCCCGGTAATCGCAGAGGCGGTTATTGTCACCCCTGTTCCGGTCGTGTCGCTGGAAGTCAGTGTGGTATCCGTGGCATTGGTCGGAAGATACGGGCCATCTTCGAATTCCATCTCTTCCAGGAACCAGGCCGTATGCCCGGTGCGGGTCAGCGTCATCGGGGGATAGTCTGGATGCGTGATGTACAACACATCCGCCGATTGTGTGAACTTCAGGGTGCTAAGATCAGTTTCCGCATACGGAGTCGGGATTTCATAAATCGTTCCCGTCAAAGCGGTCCAGTACGTTGTCCAACTACCACCGACACCAGGTTCACTAGCCGCGCCGGACGTATGTGCGGCATAGCACCTATAGTTCACGCCGCCGTTCGCTACCAAGTCACCAATGACGTACCCCGTCGCTGTAACCCAGGCCGACACACCTGATACCTGAATCTGTCCTTCATCTTTATAGAAGCGCATATATTCATCGCCAACTTCGATGATGTACGCTTGCGTCACGGAGAATTCAAACGGGACAAGGATCGTCGTTGCAGACGAATCCTTAACTTCCTTGACAAACTTCGTACCGGGCCGATGTGTCAGCCCGCCCTGGACCAAGGGGATGAAGTTCTTGCACAATTCCAACCCGTTCTTGTACTTGGCCAGATCAGAGCGCGCGACCAATAACGGGGATAATTCCCCGGCATTGAAGTTATTCTGAAGGGGGGATGCTTTCGGCACTGGCGTTACCCAACCGTGTTCTGTGGCCAGCGGCCGTTATTCCGGACGGTAATCCAATCGTCTTCCGGCATTTCGTCCGATACCTGTTCGATCGCGTTGGCTTTCTTGGCTTCCGCCACCACGATCTTCAAGTCATCCGAAAGTTGTGCCTGTTTGCTGTTTGAGCCGGTTATCGCGTAACACATTTCCTTTGCCATCTGCAATGACAACGCTTCCCGGAATGCCGCATCCATTTCATTCGGATCAGTGACTTTGTAGATATACCGTATGTAAAGCGGTGCGCTGTAACTGGTTGCAATTTTGCGGCCTTCAATAGCCCAATCCAGGCGGGCATCATTCGGCGGGAGAAGACGCAAGAAATCTGATGGCAATGTGAAATAATTATCTGGCGCATCATCCCCGATCGGACCAGTTACATCTGCCGCCAGTTCAGCGCGGGTAATGGCAAAGTTCCAGCGATACTTACGCAGCATCGCATCCCGCGTCGGTTCGTATGCGGTATTACACTCGCGCGCTTTCTTGTTGGTTTCGGACAGCGAAGCGATGCCGCTTTCCCCAAGGTGCTGCAACGCTCGATTGCATATCTCAACTACACTTGCCATACCCTACTCCAAAAATAAGCCCGGCGGAGCAAAGCCGCTCAACCGGGCTGATAAGTACCACAAGGAAAAATTCCTTAATCAGCCTCGAAGTATAATGTGACACCGATCGTGTTTGCGATGCCGGTGGGGGTCCACGTATTCATCGCACGGACAACACAGGTCAGCGATTTGGTATCCACATCATCCATGTTAAAGATGGCACCAGCGGGAAACACAATATAGTTGGTCGGTGATGGATTAGGCTGCGCTAAGTGCAATCCCACTGTTTGCGTCTGCGATGTCCCGGCAGTCCCCTGCCCGGTCGGACCCCACCAAGCGCCATCATCGAAATTGAAATAACCGACGGCCAAGCCCCGATACTGCGCGCTAATAGGATGCGCTACGTTATCCCCGACCGCCGCCAATACTTCATCGGTACGGAAGAAATAACATTCCAAGCCTAAGTTCGTCGTCACGACGTTACCGCTGGCCGCTATCACTTCCATCGTGCATGAATGCAACCGGATATTGCGAAAGCCGGCCATATCGAAAACCATGCGATCAACCAGCCCAGCCGTAGCACTGTTGCTGAGTTCATCGCCAAAGCTGTACGCGGTATTATCCGCCGGCCTTGTGATGGTCTTACGGATGCGGAAGAACTTTGGCATTATTCCGCCTCGATATGCAGCGTCAATCCGAGAGTGTTGATAATGGCACCCGGAGTCCATGCGCCCATTGCCCGGACAACCGCCGTCAATGACTTGGTGTCCACATCATCCATGTTAAATATGTATCCAGCCGGATATAAAGTGATCAGCGTCGGGGTAGCCGTCGGCTGGACCATGTGCGCACCCACGCCTTGTGCCTGTGATCCCCCCGCACCAGCTTGTCCTGTTGGCCCCCACCAACCGCCATCGTCGTAATGAAAAAAGCCGACAGCCGTGGCGCGTTCCAACGATGTCAGAGGATTGGTCACATTGTCACCAACCGCAGCCGGTACTTCATCGGTGCGATACAACAACACTTCAAACAGTAAGTTTGTGGTAACGACGTTGCCGCTTGCAGCGGTCACTTCTAAATGCGATGACAAAATCCGGACATTTTTCAATCCGGTTAAGTCAAACGTCATGCGGGAAACTGCCGAAGCGGTTGCGCTATTACTCACTTCATCGCCCACCGCGTATGCGGTAGCGACGGCAGGACGGGCAATAGTGCTGCGAATGCGATGAAACTTCTTCATGCTTCGCTCGCGTTAGGCAATCGGACTGGTTTCTTTCGCTTCGAGATAGGCCACGATGGCCTTCAAGCCGATCAGAACAGCCAACTTGTCAGTGTAGATTGAATCGCTAACACGCAATTCAACGGCTTCACTGGACGTGCTGGATCCTTCCGTGACTTGGTGCGGTAGACCTTCGCCTTTCGCAATGCTATAAAAACGATCTGCCATATTTTAATTCCTAGTCAGACGGCGGCAACATATTCGTTCCGGACAAACTGGCCACGAACGAATCAAGAAGCGACCGCAGATGGTTCAGACTGGTTACTTGCGAAGTGTCAACTGAAACTACAAGCGCGCCACTTGGGATATTAGCGGAGATTGCCGCGATAGCCGCAATGGCGACACCAAGTTCAGTGGATACATCTGCCTTTGCACCAGCCGCCGCATTGGCCGTCACGGCGTCATCAACCGCCGTATCGGCTGCGGCAATTAGGGTAGCCGACGAATTAATTGATTCGCCGACTACCCCGTTCGCTGCAACTGCGAAGTTACGCAGCGCCATTTACGTTATTCAACGTACCGGCATTTCAACAGGATAGCCGTGGGGCCGCCGTTGAAAGTCGTGGTGATGGTGTACGCAACGACGTAATTCACGCCAGGGTCTGAGCTAAGACCCAACAGTTCCCAGATCATCTTTTCGGAATTAGCCGTTGTGTAGGACACGCCGCTTTCGTGTTTTATTTCGTCTTCGGCGAAAGGACCGCCAGAGAGATCAAAAGCCGAAGCGAAGAAGTCCGCATCCACTACCGAGCCATCGTCATCGTCGTACAGACCGACATCGATTGCGCCAGCCGTGGAGGCATCCGCCGCGGTGATTAACAGATTCGACACGCGCGCGTTTGACGGGAGTTTGAAGAAACGTCCAATCGCGCCGGATGAATCGTCAGCCGCCGAGGAAATCACGCCAACCACTTCCTTCATCACGGCATTGCCGCGGGCCGGGTTGTTGAACGTGACGGGGGACGCCGTGGCATTGGTAATGCCGGTGCTTTTACGATTTGTTTGTGCCATGTTCAGTTACCCCTTATGAGCGATACGATTCGATGGCGTAAACCTTGCCTTCCTGCAAGCGGGTAGCACCAATCGACATCTTGGTATACAACTGCCACGGCTCGCCCTGAAGGTCGTTACGCTTCGAAACGGAGTTGTTGATCTCATTCCACATGCCAAGGTGCATGCCGCTCTTCACCCAAACCGGGAGAGTCACTTCGTTCGTGCCAGCGAGTACGGATTCAACCAGTTCGCAGCCGATGAAGTTAAAGCCCAGGAAGCGGGTGATCTTGCCGTCTTTCAACACGGGCTTGTCGCCACCGTTGAAGTCGGCAGAAATGATCTGGATTTCATCCAGGAGCGCGGCATCGTCTT